TTTGTATGAAATGTGGTTCTAAATAAGATAAAAATTAAAAATTGGGTGTATCCGTGAAAACCTCCGCCTTTTCAGGTAAAACATTTTTATTAGATGTAACAACATTAAAGAAATCAGAAATGTTCTTTTCAAATGAAAAATATACATAGCTGGAAACAATGGTGGATAAATAAACAATAATTCCATCACGAACATAATCTTTGATGCCTTTAAATTCAATATCTTTTTGAACAAATCGTATTTCAATGAATTTTATTATTGCAAAAAAACAAACTACTAAAGTAGATATAATAAACACATTTTGCATCTTTTGTTAAAATATATATAATTAAATAAATATAAATGCAATAATTGACGCATCTGTATTGCCACGTTGGTATTTATTTTTTATGAAAATAAACGAGATTTTATAGATTTTATAGATTTTATAGATTTTATAGATTTTATAGATTTTATAGATTTTATTACGATAATTCTTCAAATTCAAACATAGGTGGTTCTTGAATGGAAACAGAATTTGCGGCGATTTCACCGTCTAATGTTTCGATATCATTTAATAACAATTGATTCGAATCATCATTTTCAAATATAGTTAATCTTCCATAATTATCATCATCATCATTATCTTTGTTTTTCAAATACTTTTCCATGGTGGTTCTTTCTAAGTCATCGATTGATTTTGAAACCTTGATATCATGCACTTCATTGTTTTCATCCAAAATAGAATCTATTTCATTAAATGTGAGTTTTGTAGTTATTGGTTCATCATTTATATTTTTTATGGAAGGCACAATTTCTGGAGGTTTATCTTCTTCTGGAATTTTTGCATTAACGGGCGCTGTTCTTTGTTTTTTAATAAGATCTGGTGTTGACAAATCTTCTATGATGACTTCTTCTTCTACTTCAACAGATGAATCTAAATATGCACGAATAATTTCACTTGTAGGAATGCTTTCTTGAATGGTTTTTAAAATAGATTCTTGAATGATGCGTTCTAATTCACGATTATTTTTTTGTATTTCCAATGGGGAAATATTCTTTTCAAACAAATAAACATTCGAATATATTTTACGGGCGGCGGCAATATAAATTTTGTGAATAAAAATGTCGATTTTGGGGATAGTTATATCGATTTTTTTTTGTTTATTTCCTACACGAATACTTGTGAGAACTTTTAGTTGAATAATATGAACACATGTAATTAAATCTTCTAAATAATTACATCCGCTACGTTCAATAATTCTTTGTCGTTCTTCTTCAATGATAACGGCGTTCCATTTAGGAATTCTGCACAATAAATTTTGAAATGTCATTAAATATTTGTTTATTTCACCGTTTTCATTGCATAATTTCCACGATTCTGTGAAAATGGATTGTATTCCTTCAACGACTAAAGGTGTAAATATGTTAAGAAGGCGACAACACCATTCATTGCGGCTTTCATACAAATTCGTTAAAACAAAATCATCCATTTACCTATAAAAATGTGTATATCTATAGAAAATAATTGAATCTTTTTTATTCAACGCATCGTTTTTATTCAATGCAACTTTTGTGTGTTGACATCAACATTTGAGAAGATGTTTTATTATAAAAGATCTGGTTATTTGACCGGTAAAAGAAATCAATTACCGTATTTGTTTTTTTTTACATTGATCACTTGTCCGGATGTTCTTTTTTTGCTTTTATTAGGATCATACGCCTCATCTTCATCATCCGACCCCATGTTTTTCGATATTTCCCAAAATTCTTTTGATCCTAATTTAAAATCGGGCTTATTTTCTGCTTTGTACCAAAATACCTGTTCTGTGAGTTTATTCGACTTGGAATTGTTGTTTATCACCAAACATTCATAGTTTTCTGTAGTTTGGTCCATAACAGAACAAAACGATTCTAATGTTGGAAACACAGACGCATAGTTTTCCCAAATTCGTTTGCGATTTGATAAATAGGGTTCTCTCAAAATAAAAACATAATCAATATTTGTTCTTAAGTTAGGAGGTATTCCTAATGCGTACTGCATGGTTATGCATAAAAGAACTTTCCAGTGTCGTCCATTCATAAAAAGCAATCGCATCATTTTATCGCGTGTCCATGATTGGTCAAACAAACAATCATCTAAAATAACAAACGCACGCGGGTCAATAGTCGTTTTTTTATACATTTCAATTTCCTTATTCATTTGTTTTAATGCGGCTTTTTGACGTCGTAAAATGTTCTCAATGAGAACCGTATTATATTCATCGTGAATAAATAATTTAGGGACATGATTTGCATAAAAGCCATTTCCTGATTCTGTTCCAGAAATGACTGTTCCTATAGGTATATCTTGATGATGATACAACAAATCTTTTACTAAAAACGATTTTCCTGTATCACGCCGTCCTATCATAACTATAACGGGTCCCTTATTTTCATCGGCTTTAAATGTGATTGTTCTCATATCAAATTTTTTTAATTCCAATGTCATAAGCGTATTATATATTATATTGATTTTTCTTTTTATAAAAAAACATACGCATATATTGTCTGTCCTCCCATTTAGTTTCATACAAAATACATATGATTGTCTCTCCACATTTTCAATAGAGAATTGAAATTAAACAGTAGGATAAAAAGCCCAATTCAAATAATTGCAAATTTGTTTCCAAATTAAATCGGATTCTATTTGTTTGACTCGATCTTTTAATAATGGAATATACGGCAAATATTGCGTTTGTCCTAATAATACACACAATTGATAAAGTGTATACGTATAATTAAAAAAATTGGTTCTATTAGCAGGACAAAATTGCGCCCATGGTTTCTGTATTTCAATAAAGAGAACACATAATGTTTCATGCAATTCCTCTGTCATAATCGGCGGTTTTATTCCAAAAATAGAATTTATATATTGAATATGTTCAAAATATTTATTTAAATCCAATTTTCGCAAAATTTCACGCATTTTATCATATGTTATTTCCTTCATATCATAAATGCGTTCTTTTTTAATCCGTTTCCGGATTGCATCAATCACTTCTTCCGGTATTTGAGTTGTTTCCTTTGCTTGGAATTGAGAGAGAATTTCTTTAAAATGATTTAAACGTATATATGCAGTATAAGAGACTTCTACCGGCGGTTCTTTATTCGATGGTTTGCAACTGTCTACAATATATGGTATAAATTTTCCGCATTTGTTATTGTTGCAAATCAAAATACCCTCTTCGTCTTGTGGAATCATTTCACCTTCACGACAAGAATAACAGATATCCGCCGATAGAACATAATCTTGAATATTAAATATTTCATTTTTCACATTTTTCCAATATTTATGATACAAATTGCGAGTATTTTTATATCGATCATCAACGAGTGATGTTTTTGGTTCAATAAACTCTATTATATTATTAGAACTATCTTGGGTTTTAATATTGAAAAATGATTTGATTTTATCTCCGTTTTCATTCGAAGAATTATTTGATGATGTGTTTGATGATTTTCCAGATGAAATATTTTTCATTTCTTCAAAATATTGAAATATATATTTTGAATTATTCAAATAATAATTTTTCTTTTCCCGTTTTAATTGTTTTATTTTTTCATTTATTATTTGAATAGAGTCTTGAATTTGAAATATTTTTTCACGATCTATTTTTTCGAAATTGGATTCTGTTTCTTTTTTTTCTAAAATAACAGAACCGGGTAGTTCAACATTGGATTTACAATATTTACTTTGTTCGTCATATATGGTGTCGTGATTGGTTGATGTTTCGTTGCTATTTAACGGTCTTTTTATTTTTCGTTTGGATTTATTTTGAAATCGATCTTTACATACGAGTTCCAGCCTTTTTTTTATAAGTAAATTTTTTTCTTCCATTAATTTGGGTATTTCATATGTTTCTATTCGACAAAACCGCTTTATCATTTCAGTGTGTTTTTCATCAATTGATATTGTTTGTTTCATATGTTTATTTATTACTACATGCAGAGTGTTTTATATTTTTATTATAAAAGATAACATCTGGGCAAATGTCTTATTTATTTGCGTTTAAAATATAAAAAATATCATTATAAATCCATGAATTATACGAAAGAGTCTTTATTTAGCAATATTTTTGAATTTATTTTCTTTTTGTATTATATAATTAAAAAAAATGGCTGGTGGATTAATGCAACTTGTAGCTTATGGTGCCCAAGACGTATTTTTAACTGGAACTCCAGAGATCACTTTCTGGAAGGTTTCTTATCGCAGATACACTAATTTTGCAATGGAAAGTATTGAACAGACATTTTCTGGACAAGCAGATTTTGGACGTCGTGTAACATGCACTATTAGCAGAAATGGTGATTTGGCTTATAAGACTTATTTGCAAGTTACCCTTCCTGAAATTAATCAGTCAATGAACGGTTCAACTGATAAAGCGGTGGGTAATCAATTCAAAGGTGTTTATGCACGTTGGTTGGATTTCCCAGGTGA